AGGCTTTGATTTGCTTTTCGGTCGCCTCGGCCTGGCTTTTGATCTGGTCGCCAATGCCCTTGAGGCTGGCGTTGAGTTCCTTGACTTGGGCTTCAAAGTCCATGGTCACTTTCCTTTCAGAGAATTGAGGAGATTGGTTGCCGCGCTCAGAGAGGCGGAGAGGTCTGGCGCGACAGCGCTGGGCTTATCGGGCGGGGCAGCGTTATGCGTACCCCCGCCGGCAGCGCGAGGCATGCCGGACTTGAAATTGGCAAACAGTTCGCGACGCTCAGAACGAGGCATTCCGGCCTTCGCCAATGCGACGTCCATGGCCTTGAGCGCATTGCTCTGCGTCGACTCTTCGGTCTCGCGCTCGGTGATCTCGGTTGACGACAGAACGCCGGTAGCCAGGCCAAGCTCCACAGCGCGCTTGCCACGGATGAAGGTCTCGTCATCCATCAGTTCGGCCATGTCGTCGACAGCTTGGCCACTGGTTTCGGCATAGAGGTCGGCCATCGCGGCATCGAACTCCTGCATGTCATCAGCCACATCGCGCAGGTAATGACGGTTGCCCGCGAGGAACGTCCAGCAGTTGTGGATCATCAGGAAGGCGCTGCTGGCCACCTGCCGGTCGCTTCCGGCCAGGTAGATGATCGATGCGGCGCTGGCAGCCATGCCAAGCACCTTGGTGGTGACCTTGTGGCTGTGTTCTTTCAGACGGTTGTAGATAGCGATGCCTTCGAACATGTCACCGCCAGGCGAGTTGATGTAGACGGTTACATCCCGCTCGCCGATGGCCCGCAGAGCGGCATCGATTCGTTTCAACGTGACGCCCTCGCCGTACCAGTCTTCACCAATCACCCCGTACACCGTGATGGTGTCCGAGGTGTTTTCAACGGCCGCCTGGATCGCGGGATTCCATTTGTCGAGCGCGCGCGGGCTCATCTCGCTGCGCAGGCCGCGAGACTGGATCTTGTGCTTCATGGATTGCTCCCGTGATTTACTTTTCCGACTGCTGGAGCCAGTTCATCAGTGCGGCCCGAGCGGCCTGGCTATCGTTTTGCTTTCCCAGCTGGTCCAGTGGCACCAGGTTGGATTGCACGGTCAGTACATCGCCCCCAGGCATGCTCGGAAGGTTCTCTTTCCGCCGGCCTTCGTTCCGGGTCATGTAGCCGTTCTGCCCCATCGTGCTGAGATAGGCTGCCCGACCGGCGCTGTCCGCACGCAGGAATGCTTCAAGTGAGTACTCGGCGTAGAACTTGATCCGGTCCACCGCCGTCATGCACCATTTGTTCACGCATTGCTCAATCGGGGCCGTGAAGGACATGATGCAGTAGGTGAGAAACGCGATCTGCTGTTGCTCCAGGCCGGTTCCCCAGTTACTGCCTTTGTCGGTCTTCATCACCATCCAGGGCGGCACGCCGAACCATCGGCAGATTTCCTCGATACTGTGTCCTCTGGACTCCAGCAGCTGCGCGTCGGCGGGATTGATACCGATCATCTCCGGCTTTACGCCCTGCTCAAGCACTGGGCTCTTGCCGGCATTCAACGCCCCGGAAATCGTTTTGACGTACTCGCGAAACTCAACACGCTGGGCAGGGTTCAGCGTCTTGTCCACCGAAAACGCGACGGTAGGCATCATGCCGTTGCGGAACGTGCTGTTAGCGGCGTCGTCTGCTGACATCGCAGAGCCGAACACATCCGCGCCGTACCGAATGGCAGAGAGGCCGACTCGGCCATCCAGTGTAAACGCCGGGATGTGCAGCATGTCCTGCCGCGCAATCTCCCGGCGCGCACCTTTTCGGGGCCTGAAGAAATACCTCAGCCGACCGTCGTCATCGAACTCCAGGTCGACCCGGGACGGTATCAGGAAGTCCAGCGCAATGACGCGACCTGCGGAACGGTGGATCTCGCAGTAAGCGTTTCCCCACAGCAACATCGAGGCAACCACCGCCTGCCAGAAATGGAAGGCGGCCATGTCCTCGTTTGGACTGGTGTGCACCACGTCGTACAACGGAAAGTCCCGGGCACTCTCTCGGCTACCATCGGGCATCCTCCGGTAAATGCTCAATGGCAAGCCGGCTACGGAAGTCGAGATGATACGGACGCATGCCCACACGGTGGACAGGCGCATGGCCTTGTCGACGCTGACTGACTTACCACTACTGGACTGGGCACCGTTGAAGGCACTCCAGAAACCGCCATCCGACAGCTTGATCGTCTTGCCCAGCCACTCACTCATGCTGGCTGAAGGCTTGGTGGCAGCAGCGCCCAATGCCTGAGATAGGGTTTTAATCACTGGCAAGCCCTCTGCGGATGAAGCCGGCGATACAGAAGAAGCTCAGCGATCCTGCAAGCAAAGCCCAGCCAGTACCAGCCAGCATCCAGACCCCGCCGCATGCCAAGCAGAAAGCGACCACTGCGCAGGCGATGAAAATATGAAATGCGTTCATGCGATCAGTGGGTCCCGAATGCCTGCCATGAAGTTTTCCATGCCACCTTGGCCGCCAGGATTGAGGGCCATAAGCGTCACGGCATTGAATAGCGCCATGAGCGGGTCGATCTTCGCCGAGCCGCTCGCTTGCTTCGTGATGAGAATCGAGTTTCCTCGCGGTTCAACTTTTGCGTTACCACAACACCAGGCCATCATCGGCTGGCCACCGTGGAGCAGAGTGCCTTCAGCTAACTTGCGCTCAGCCGTCTTGATTGCCCCACCGAGTCGCCAGCCTTGCGAGATGCCGTCGATCTTGTCTCGCGGGATACCTGCGAACTCGAGCGCATCCAGGATCGCTCCGACTCCCGCTGGGTCGAGGCCTACCTTGTCCAGTAGGCCGGATAGCTCAACTTGCGAAACGAGCTGTGCCACTTCGTCGATGTCGTTGCCGATCCGCTCTACCAGCGTCAGATGGCCGTCGTTGGCAAAGTCGCGAATGCGAGGCGCCTCAGCCTTCCGCCGCTCAAGCACCGACGGATGCGCCCAGGCGTGTGTCCACATCAACCAGCGGCGAGTGTCCCGTTCGCGCCCCACAGCTGCGAAGCCGAGCAGGTCATCTAGACCGCCGCCGTCGATACCGATATCGATCACTTCGCAGCGCTCTATCAAGTCCTGCAGCGTCCGACAGTCCTCAGAGGCTTGCTGCTCCCAATAGTCGGCACCAGCCCAGCGATCCGAAAGCAGCGCCAGACCGATCTCGACATTGAGGTGCTTGGCCAGGAAGCCCCGGAACGACTCCTCACCATCCAGTTGAGCCTGTGCATACCCGCGCTCGATGAACGGCTCATCAACCGACAGCCCCAAGTTCGGGTTGGTGATGTAAGCGTTCGAGAAGTCTCGATGCGCGCCAGCGTCGAGCATCGCTTTCGGGAACTCGTACAACACCGGAAGGAACGACTTATCGACGATCTCGCCATCCCGAACCTTGCGGGCGTACATCAGCTTCTGCCGGAATACGCCGGCGGGCGGAGCATCGGACTGGGTTGTGGCCCAAATGATGAAGCCCTCAGGGCGAGACGCGAGGCCGCCCGTGGCTTCGCGCAGCATCGCCTCGGCGTTCGCGCGCTTGCCGAAGACCCACAGCTCGTCGACGAACACGCCGATGGCTTTCTTTCCTGAAACCGTCTCGCTGTCAGCCGCCACTACTTTCAGCGTTGCGTTGGTCTGCCGGTGGGTCACCGTCCGCAGGTGGTCCTGCACCTTAAGCAAGGCATCGAGCTCCTCGTCCGCCCGCACCATGTCGCGGATCGGGATGTAGGAGTTGTCAGCGATCTCCTTGGTGGGCGCCAGGATGATGAACTCGCCCGAAGGCCGCCAGTTCAGAATCAATGCCGTGAGCATGATACCGGCGGCGATCGTGGACTTGCCGTTCTTCTTGCTGATCAGCAGCATGAACTCGCTAACCAAGCGCCTACCTTCATCGGGGTCATACGCTCCGAAGATGGCTGCCACGAACTGGTTTACCCAGTCGCGCACAGTCTCGGACATCAGCGGACTGCCGGTGGCATCGACCATACGGAGCGCACCGAACACATCGAGGGCTTCCTCGGCCTCGGTGGGGAACAGCGGCTTGAATGGAATCAGATTCTGGCGCGCAACGATGCGCTGCTCCCAGTCGGGGCATGCAGTTGTCCATTCCATCATTTCACCGACCTCAGCGGACCGCGCCGGGCGCCGAACTTACCGGTGGCTGCTTCGGCAGCCTTGTCCTTGGCCTGATCTTTCTTGCCGCTCTCCCCTTTGCGGGGGTGCACGAAGGGCATCAGGGCCTTGGCTGCATCGACGCGCAGCTTCGGCTCGGACCCCAGGTCGTTCATCACCGATAACAGAAAATCCTTCGGATCGCGGTGGAGCAGTGCCTGCATCAGGTCGAAACCGGCTGGCTCCGGCTCGGCATGCTCGTCCGTCTCAGTGGCCGGTTCGGTCGCCGACTCAGCTTGAGCCGATGGATCCGGCGCGGGCTTAACTTTAACATGCGCTTTAACGTCTGCTTTAACATCTGGCGGCATCAGACCCAGGGCGCGCAGCTTGGCCAACTCGGCCGCCACATCCTTGTCCTTCACCAGCCGAGACCCCGCCGCAGACGCTGTCTTCTCCGAATAACCAGCCGCCACAGCCGCGTCCCGATTAGACGCACCTTCCCTCAGCGCAGCTATGAATGCACGCTTGCGGGATGTTAAAGCCATTTAACAAAAATCCTGTGGGGGAAAAAAATCTGTACGTGGGGTCGGAGGCGGTCTAGCTAGATGAGAATCCCTAGCTTTTGCCCCCCCTACCCATTTCGCAGCACGTCGCTGCCGTGCTTCTATGCCTCTCGGCTGGATTTCGACGATCCGCGGAGGACCCAGCCGCCCAGGGCAGCTGCCTCCTCGGCCTGCTTGACCGAGTCGTGGCAAGGCTTGCAGAGGCTTTGCCAGTTGGTCTGATCCCAGAAAAGGATCATGTCACCGCGGTGTGCAACGATGTGGTCTACGACCTTTGCGGCAGTAGTGCGACCGTTCCGCTCACAGAAGACGCAGAGCGGATTGTCATTGAGGTAGTGCTCTCGGGCCTTCTGCCACTTGTAGTCGTAACCACGCTGGGAGCTGTTCATTCCGCTACGCCAGCTGCCCGGCGTCATCACCTTGACCCTTGAGCCTGCGCTCTCCTTGATGCGGGAGCCGAGCGTCTTGAGCCTGGTCATCAGTCAACCCGCACGATTTTGGCGACGTTACCCTTTGCCCGGCACACCAAGACGGCGGCCAGCAGGTAGAACGCAGTGTTGAACCAAGATGCATCAGCGAAGTTATCGTGCAGCACCATGCGGCCGATAAGACTGACGCACTGCATGCCGGTAACGGCGCAAGCAGCCCAGGCCATGAGAGACACGCTCAGCTTGTAGCGAGCATCTGGATATGGCCGATAGCGCAGCCCAATCATCACAAAGATGACGGCGCAGAGTGCGGCCTGAATAACTGCAACCATTCAACCCTCCTTCCTGGCGCGCAGACGGAAGACCCATTGCAGCCAAGTAGGCATGCGACCGGTCTGCATCCACTCCAGCAAGCCAGAGAATGTGACGACGCAGAGCACGCCGCATACGAATGCACTGAAGCCAGCGGTCTGGGTCCAGGCCCGGCCCATCAGCTCAGCTGCACCGAAGTAGCCACCGATCCAGCCAGCCAGTAGATAGCCGACACGGCGCCAGGTACTGATGTCCTTCGCGAACACAACGTAGAAGAAAGCCCCGCCGAATGCGCCGACTAGTGCGGCGAGATCTAACTGGGGAAATGCAGCACCCAGGCCGACACTGGCAAGTACGCCGGTCACTGCTAGGGCGCCGGTACTTGGCTCGGCCATGAGTTGACTCCTTTGAAGCCCCGAACCGGAGCGATAAGGCGATGTGCTATCGTCGGACTTCCATCATTAGGAACTACCAAAAATGCCCGAAAACAATATTCAGCAATTCGATCTGATCGTAGAAAAGCTAATCAAGCTGGGGCACGAAAGCTTCCCTGAGGCGTTCTACGCAGATCCCACAGTTCTGGGTCTATCCGATGAGCAGCCATCGCGTGATGAGTTGGGTGGTACAAGCTACAGCGATGCTTGGTATGCCTTGGACAGGCTGATTGCCAGCGTGGCGGGATGGCTGGTGAAAGAGGGGTATCTCTGGGCCTATGGCAGCACTGGTCTGCAGATCTCTAGCAAAGGTTTTGGGGTAGTGCCTTCGATCATTCCAGGCGGCGAAGTCCCCCTAATCGTAAAACTTAGCTAAAAAAAACCCGGCTCGAATGGCCGGGTTTTTTTTCACTTAATCGTCTGACCTGTATTTGGCATCCATCTCCCGGACACGCTTCTCTTTCTCTTCTATTGCCTTTGGATCAAGCCATGAGAATTCCGAGTCAAGCTCGCCGCTCTTTATCATCCACTCAATTTCACGGTGAATTTCGGTAACGGTTACCCTAGAAAGTTTCTGGGGCTTTCCATATTTTCCTTCCAGGCGAATATGGTACGGCACAACGATGGTGCCAGCATCGTAGAAGCTGTGTGGCATTGATACTCGCATGATCGCCACAACTTCAGCCACCGCCTCCTTTAAAACCTCTTTGTCTACCTCAACCATGCGCCAACTCCTTGATGGCATCCTTTCATGGCTCAAGACTACCGTGTATCGGAAGAACAAAAAACCCGGCTTAGAGGCCGGGCTTGGTTCACTCCTCAACACGCGCAGGAATGACAGGATGAAGAAATAATCGGCCATGCGGCCATTTGATGTCAAGCGGCATTTTCCATCGAAAGACCTTCGTAGCTCAGGATTTTGGCCGCAGCCTCCAGTGCTTCTTCGGCCATCTGCTTCAGCACGTCCTCGATGTCCTTCCTCCAGCGGCGACGAGTTCGCTCAGGCCGAGCGTCCGGATCCCACCGATTGATATCGTAGAACTGAGCCGGCAACACGATCATGTCGCTCGACCGCTTTCCCTCGGCGCCCTTCATCTTTGGGATCGCCCAAGCAGTCACCGCACTGGTGATGAACAGCTTTGGTGCATGGGAGGCAACCA